TGATTCGGTCATTGAGTTCGATGACAGCGACGGAACTGCTTGCGATGCTATACGCAAAGTTAAAAGCATGTACCCCAATGATGAAATTATTTTTGTCAACGGTGGAGATAGAACCAAAGATAACATTCCGGAAATGTCAGAACCAGGGGTTGTATTTGAATTCGGTGTTGGCGGAAGTGATAAAATCAACAGCTCAAGTTGGATACTAGAAGAGTGGCGTTACCCCAAAACTGAGCGAGAGTGGGGAAAATATACCGTACTACACGAACAAGGAAAAGAAGTCAAGTTAAAAGAACTCACTGTTGATCCGGGAAAAAGTCTAAGCATGCAACGTCATCAACAGCGTGCCGAGCATTGGTTCGTTGCCGACGGCGTTGCGACCGTGTACACCGTTAATCGCAGTACCGATACCGAATTATTAGGTGTGTTCAATAAATTTGAAAGTCTACACATCAGCAGAACTGAATGGCATCAGTTAGTAAACGAGTCTCGTGAGCCACTTAAAATAATCGAGATACAATACGGAGTAGACTGTGTTGAAGAAGATATTGAACGTCAAATAAATGGGTCCACAGTCAAATAAAAACAATGAAGCGTTGTATATTATAATATTTAGAAACAACAACGCCACTGCCTTATTTAAAAAATGGTTGTCTACCAGCCAACATAACAAAGCTCGCGTTGATGCCAACCGATTGCTTATTTTAGATCAAAATACATTTAATTTTTTCATAGTGTCTTGGCAACACAAGTGGGAAGACCTAACAGTTTGGGATTGTTGGGCAAAACGACACATTTATCTTTAACAAATTAAGTCAAAAGAATTTACACCAGGGTAGAAATTTTGTATAATTACTTGTGCGAAAGCATTAAACAAGGAAACAAAATGACAACACATGAACAAATCGTAGCCGCTTACGAAGCTTACTTGGCGGAAAATGAAAAATTCACTGGCAAGGGTGTAAAAGCCGCAGCCGCTCGTGCCAGAAAAGCACTACAAGAAATTGCCAAAGGCGTTAAGGTTCGCAGAGCTGAAATCACCGCAGAGAAAGAAGCGCTTGGCACCAAATAAATTCATCGTTGATGTAATAGAAAATCCCGAGAACCCTGATGAAGTAATGTTGGATCTTGGATTAGAAGTATGTCAACAATTAGGATGGCAAGTTGGTGATGTGCTTGAATGGAACGAAGTAGGAGATGGGACATGGACTCTGACAAAACAAAAACCGAAATAAATTTTGAAGAAATAAAAAACTTATTGAAAAAAGTGAATTCTTCGCCGAGTACTTGGCCTGAATCCAGTCAAGCCAGCCCACCTTCATATAAATTTGCTGACAAAGAAGACGATTATCACGATTATTATAAGTCAGGCTACGGTGGAACCATTCCACCGTTGACAATATCAGATTTATCAACGATTAGTATCAGTGGTGGAACTGGAATATCATCTGTTACCTTAAATCCTGGATTAAGTACCGGCACATACAATACCAATGGTTATAACAATATAGCGGGTAGCAATTCAAAGTGGACTGCTTCAACTTCTGCTAGGATTGAGCTAAATGGGCCTGAAGCTGATATTAAAATCAACGGCGAGAGTTTAATGACTCGCTTGGAAAAGATAAGTGACAGACTTAATTTGTTGAGACCAAACCCTGAGTTGGAAAAGGACTGGGACGAACTTAGAGAATTAGGTGAGAAATACAGAGCTGTAGAAGCAAAGCTTAACGAACAAGCTAAAATGTGGAAGACGCTCAAGGATATGCCAAAACCCGAATTATAGCAGTAGTTAATGACTAAAATTAGCCAAAAAGACTGTGTTTTTTTAACAATTTCTGTTAAACTTACTAAGTATTAATAGTAGTGAAATTAACTATTTCTACCACTAAAGAGATCATCGGATAAATCTCTTGGTTTGACAATTTGAATGAGTTTAGCTAGTCTAGTAAACTTAAGAGAGTATGCCAAAAGGCCGATGTCTCGCATCTGTTTTACAACTCCACACCTGTCAAACTGCCTATTCCAGGCTTCCGCTGAACGGTCCAGTATGACTGCGAGGAGAAAACAATGACAATACGAAATTTTGTACTATTTGTATTTTTATTCATAACGGCGTTAGCACACGCAGAAGAAATACAAGTAGCAGAATTAAATCTAAATGAAAGATTTGTCAATGAAACATCAACGTTAATACACGAAACGATTGATTTAATCAAATCCCCTTTTACACAACTAAGCAAAAAAGATGCTGATTGTATGGCTCGTAATATATTTTACGAAGCAGGCGGGGAACCAATAGAAGGCAAAGTAGCAGTGGCAATGGTTACGATAAATCGAACCCAATCAGGTGACTCTACGAAATCTGTATGCGAAGTAGTAAAACAAAAAACACTGGTTCCTGTAGCCAAAACTAAAACTATTTCTCATGTGGAAAAAACCGGATGGGGCTGGTTCGAAAAGGAAAAAATCGTAGAAGAAACCAAAACAACTTGGTCACAACGAGCAATTTGCCAATTTAGTTGGAACTGTAATAGAACAGTAAAAATTAAAGAAACTGATCCAAGATGGATAGAAACCCGACAAGTAGTAGAAGAATTAATGAAAGGCGGATACGCAGAATACCAAGTAAAGTATATGAATGCTAGACACTTTCACGAAGTACACGTTCATCCCCGTTGGAATTTACCAAAAATTGGCAGAACTGGCAATCATATCTTTTATGAATAAGGACTTGACATTTAATCCTGTATCTAGTATAATACACGCATGATTAGCATTAATAGGATTATTCGATGACGATGCACCTCGAAGGCCCTTGGTTATCTACCGCAGGTAAACGCAAAGGCAAAGTTAAATTCAAGTCAGCAGAAGCCAAAAGAGAACACGAGCGTTTGGCGCAAGAGTGGACTGACTTGAAGAAAAAATGGTCTGTTACTGAAGAAGACAAACGGCGCACACGAGCGTTAGCCGCCGAGCCGTTGACCTATACGTTGTCGGCTCCTGCTGGTCGTGGCAATACACGGCACATTCCCAGCCTTAATAGCGGAGACGGGGTGGCGGCTCTCAAGCCCAGTCCTCAATACACAGGCACAAAAATGATAGGTATAGGAACCCTTCATAAAAGTAATGCCGTGCCGATTTTTAGCGATGAAGAAGCAGTTGCGATAAGTAATATGAGACGTTAATAGGAGAATTAAGATTTCAAAGGACGATATAATTAAAATGGACGGGCGCATCGAAGAAGCCTTGCGTAACACGGTTTACCGAGTTAAGATAGATAATTTCGAAAACCCTATACTGGCTACATTAAGCGGCAGGATGCGGAAAAACAACATCAAAGTCCTCGCAGGTGACTCAGTTGAAATTGAGTTTTCACCGTATGATCTTACCCGCGGAAGAATTGTAAAAAGAAAATAAAAAACGCATAAATATTAGATGCGTGAATATATAAATCTCATTGAGCAAACCACCAAGCCGGCTAAATTAGAAACTACTCCTTTACCTTATAAAGTAAAAGATTTAGCACCTGTGATGAGTGAAGAAACTATTGTCTATCACTACGATCACTTGGCAAAAGGTTATGCTAAACGCTACAATGCCGGCGAAGGCGATGCTGATTACAATCGAGCAGGATCATTTCTACACAATAAATTCTTCCCCCAGCTTCGTGCTCCAAAAGGAGCGAATCGCCCTAAAGGAGCTGTATTAACGCTAATCGAAGATAAATACAAATCCTACGAAGATTTTAAGATTAAATTCAAAGAAGAAGCATTAAAAATTCAAGGTAGCGGGTGGATTTATCTCAGTACAGACGGGTCTATTAAAACTATTAAAAATCACTCAGTGCGCACTGATATTTGTGTGCTAGTGGATTTTTGGGAACATGCCTACGCTTTAGACTATCAGTGGGATAAAGAAAAGTATCTAGATAATATTTGGAAGATTATCAACTGGGATGTCTGCAATGAAAGACTATAACTATGATTAACTTATCAGAAAACGCTAAAGAAAAAATTAAAGATTTGCTGGCAGAAGAAAATAACCCTATCCTGAAATTGCGAGTAGGAATACAAGGTGGCGGATGCAGTGGAATGTCTTATTTCTTTACCTTAGATGAAGTTCAAAACGAAGATGATTTTGAGCTTGTGCTAGGTGATTTTCGTGTACTTGTAGATGCTATCAGTATGCAGTATCTAACGGGTGCTGAAATTGACTATAAAGAAACATCAATGGGAAGCAATTTCAGCATATCAAACCCCAATGCTCAAACAACCTGCGGGTGCGGAAGTTCATTTAATCCGTATTAGCCAAAATAACATACACACCTTTTTAGCTAAATACTAAGAACTAAGAAGGATAGGTATGTTTCAACAACTCCCAATCGGTATAGGTAATGCTCCAAATGATGGAACAGGAACGCCTATACGAACAGCATTTAGCTATGTAAATCAAAACTTTCAGAATTTATTTTTGCTGGTTAATACATCTCCGCCAGCTAGCAATCTAAAAGGCAAAACCGGTGATGTCAGCGGAATGTACGCTTATGACGCTAATTATTTTTACTACTGCTTTAATAATTATGATGGGGTCAATGTAATTTGGTCTCGTATTCCTCAAATAAACAACATCACGCTAAGTAATATTCATTCGGGCACATCTACTGTATCAGTAGATTATAACGGCAATGTCACTATAAACGCATCAGGCACTAGCAATGTTGTTACCGTTGGCGCACAAGGAATTTACGCTCGTGGAACGGTGTCAGTTCTGGGTAATGTTACTGCTAATACCATATACGCTACTGACTTATCAGGTACATTATCAACGGCCTCTCAACCAAATGTTACATCGTTGGGAGTTTTAAGCAATTTGACCATATCAGGGCTTTCTTCTTTGAATACAGTTACTGTAAATTCAATCACCAGTTACGGTAACATCACTGCGATAGGTAATGTAAGCGGGCATTATTTTGTCGGCAACGGTAGCCAACTAACTGGTGTAA